TATTGGGATCAAAATCATCAAAATATGGAGAAACATTTAAGTTTGATTTTTGTGACATCTTTAGAATTCCAGTATGATTTTAATATCTTCTTTTTGTCTTTGGTTTCGATTTACCCGAGGTCTATTATCAATATAGATAATTTCCCCTGATCCTTTATTTATCTCTGGTAAAGAGATCCCATTTGTAAATTGAGTTGCCAAATTGACATTTTTAGTTGATGTGATTGATGTAGTTATTCCAGTGAAATTTTGATCAATTGTTCCATTAAAACTATTAATTGAAGTTATAGTTCCACCATCTTTTTTGAAATCAACTTTTTTTGCTTCAGATACAACAGTTTTAGAATCTTTTTGGTCAAAAGATCCAGTATTAAAGTATAGAGATCTATCTTGGAAATATTTTAAAACTTTAGTTTCTTCATCATAAGATGCCATATATCCTGTTGCAGTTCCAACTCCAGTAACTGATTGGAAAATTCTATTACCTGGAGCAGCATCTTCTGGATTGGAAACAGATGATAACTTAAATCCACCTAAGTTTGAGAATTGACTCTCTTGGAAGATTGAAGATGCTGCGCCAACCCTTGCTGGATTTTTAATAATACCAATTTGGGAAAATCTGGTATCTAATGGGAAATCTTTTGTAGATGAATCAAATCTTGCATAAACAAGAACTCTATCAGTTCCTAATTCATTGTAAATATCATAACCATGTCCCCTAGATGGTGGAATGATTGGAATTAAGTGGGCAAAACCTGTTGCTCCTGAATTGATAGTTGATAAATCAACTCTTCCATATGAATATCCACTTCCACCGGCAGAAACAGTTGCCGAAATTATTTTTCCACCAACAACATTTACAACTGCTTTACCTCCAGTACCATCACCAAGAATATCTAATTCTGCATCAGTTGTATTATATCCAGAACCTTGATCCTGAACATAGATTTTTTTAATTTGATTTTCATTAATTGTAGAATCACCATTGTCTCTAACTGAAACAATCTGTGCGTCTGTAGTTGTATCCCAATCGTTTGGAATGGGAATATATTCAATAGAGTCAAATTTAATAATATCACTAGGTGATATTGTAAACAGATATTTCCAAATATAACCATCTCCACTTTCACCAGCTCTAGATGGTTCTAAATCAACAAAAGTAGGTTCATCCTGTGAAAAATTACCACTAACATTTACTCCAGATGATCCATTATCAATACAAACATATACTCTAAAATCACTATTCATTACATAATAATTAGAGTCATATAATCTAGTAGAATTTGTTTGTGGTGAAGGATTAGTGATACTGTAATCATGTCTATACATTTCATACACAGTTCCCTGTGTCCAATCAACTCTCCTAACTAATCGCCTAACATCATTGACAGTGATTCTCTTACCAAAAATCATCGTGTCTTTTACATGATCTAAGTAACTCAAGTTATCAGTAGGTGCAGGAGTGTTGGTATCCCAGGTAGTTGATCTACCAAATCCAACTGCCGAGGGATTAACCAAACTCAAAAACACATAAAACGAATTGTCAGGATCGTTGACCGAACCCACAAAATTAGATGCGTTTAAAATTCTAAATTGATCTGTGACAATCGCAGACATATTACTAGCGTTTTTCTATATTTATAATTGATTATCCAAGATCCTTTCTCAAAGATCCATTATCTCTGAGTCCAAATCCTCTTCTTTGGAGAATTGGGAAGGTTGATAATCCAGAATTAATAGTGAAACCAGAAACTGCAACACCAATTGCTTCAGTTCCTCTTTCAAATCCCGCAAGTCTACCCCATGAGAATGACCCGCATGGGTTGGATCTTGATCCTGTAGTTGTTGCTATACCAACATTATTAGTTGATGATAGAACATTTGCGGTAATAATACCAGTTAAATTGGATCTTGTAAAAGCATGTACATAGTATATATTATCAACGAATGTTGTTCCTATACCAACAACAGCATTATCACTATCATCAATAGAGGTTACTCCAACTCCAACTGTTGTATCTGAGATTAATATTGGATATCCAACCTGTAAAGAATCTATAACATCAGTTTGCTCAAATTCAAGATCAAATCGAATTGCTCTATCAACTCCAATTCCATCAGCAGTTGAAATTCCTGTAATAATTCCACTGTATCCAGATACAAATCTAATTCCACTAATAAGTTCTTTAGGAGTATCTGGTAATTTTGTAATTAATGCTGGAGTTGCAGTAGTTGTATATCCAGAACCAGGATTGGTGAGTGTGACTGAAGCAATAGTACCAGCAGCAGAAACAACAGTAGTTGCAACCGCCTTTTCTTGATCTTGATATAAACCAAAATCAAAAGTTCTTGTAACTGCTGCAGAATTACCAACAGATTTATTGAGTTCAATCTGTCCATTATTAAAGGTTGTTATACCAATTACTGAGAATGTATCGTCAATAATTTCCACACTACCTAAAAATGCTTTATTTAAGAAGTGACCTATTTTGATTTGTGAAATGTCAATTCCAGTAATTACTGTTGATCCAATACCAACACTTCCAACTCTCTCCTCAATTTCTGCTTTAAATACTGTTCCAATTCCACCAATTGGTGGAGCAATTTGAACTGCAATAGATGATGATGGAGTATAACCACTACCACCATCAACAACTTGAACCGATGTTATAGTTCCTGCTGTAGAAACAACGGCGGTCAATCCAGCACCTACTGGGTTTGATAATTCTGGTAATAGTAATGTAGATATTTCCTGAATAACAATATCAGAATTATTTTCTTCATAATTGAAGAATTGTGCATCATCTACAAAAATTTCAGTATCATTTGCATTAAAGTTTTTAATTACTTTTGCAGTTGGATAAACTTGTCCTTCAAGAGAATCTCTTGCTTTTGATTGTGCATTATCTTTAATTAAAAGATCTCTCTTTTGTTTAGTCCAGGAAACTGGTTTATCAAATGTTTCATCTATACCATCTCCAAGATATATACCAGTTTCAACAGTATCTGCTGAAGTAATTGCTGCTACAATTCTAGTATCTTGAGTTACTGTTCCTGGAATAGAATTATGTTTAAAAATCTGTAAATCATCACCTGGTTGAATGGTTTCATTTACATCAATTTCACTACTATCTTCACCACGAGTGCCTCTATAGAAAAATACATCTACTTTATCTTCTTTTTTGGGTGCTTCTTTAAATATGAAAGTCGTACCACCCTCAAATGTATAAGAAACACCTGGTTCCTGCATAACACCATTAATATAAATTAGAAGAATAGAATCAAAGTCAATTAGTGATGAAACTGCACCACTTGTACCACTGTTACCTCTTTCAAAACTTAGTAACTGACCATTCTTGAATAGTGGGAATCTAGTCCTAACACTATCCTGTCTAGATGCATTACTGTCAATATAATCAAATTCACCTAACTGCCATGATGCAAAAGAGTCATTAAACACATCTTCAACCGTGAATAAAATTTCATCGATTGGTTCTGATAGTCCTGCGGCAGTTACTAAACCAACTGGTTTTATAACATCTCCTCTGCGGAATGCATAACCGTTTTTACTTATGAAATATCTTGAAACTTCAAAATGAGATGTCCCAATACCTACAGATGATGGACCCATTTCAAATGTCATTGATAAACCAACACCAACATCAGTTGTATTGCCTAGACCTAATCTAGAAACACCCGTTACAGGTAGATCTTCGTATGATGGACTATCAACGGTTACTAGTGGATTCACATAACCACTTCCACCACTAACAATGTTAAATGCCAAGGTTCCACCAGCACCAACAGTTGCCGTAATATTTGCACCTGTTCCTGCTCCACCACCTGGTCCAACATTAACTGTAATTGTGTTGGTAGAAACAGAGGTAATCGCTGTTTGAGTGCCCGCAACAGGATCAGTTGATCTTGGATATGGGTGTTCTGTCTTAAAGTTATCTTTGGAGCACGTAAATACAATAGATCCAGTATCAATACCAACAGTATTTGATACTGTTAATCCATGATTTGGAATAGTAAGAACTAAAACACCAGATTGTGAGGTATATTTTGCGTTAGTTGCAGTATAGGTTACATTTGCATCGTCAGTAATTGAATTAATTCCTGCACTGACAAATCTATGCTCATACGCAAGATCGGTAACTGCAACTCCAACATTACCTCTATATCCAGATCCAAAAGTAAGATTTGGATAATACTCTCTCATAGCACCACCCTTCTCATAGAAGTGTTTTATAGTGCTAACGCCAACATTTACACCAAATTCTGTTAGTGATGTTACACCATTAACTGGGAATACATATCCATACTTACCATCTGGGAAGAATGTTGTTGTTATACCAGTATAATTAATTGTACGAACAGCAGTTGGTGTTGCACTTACAAAACTGTGACCATAGTTTCCACCAGTCTTAACAGCTCCAGAGGTAGCAGAGACAAATGTATGTGCCGTAGTGTTAGATGAAGTGCCAATGTTAGTTGTAATTACGCCTGTTTGCATAATTAAAGCACCTGCACTTGCTGCAACAAAGGTGTGGAGTGATGTGTCACCTGAGGCACCGACATTAATAGTAAATGTATCTGTATCTGTTACGGTTACTTTTTGCCACTTTTGACTTATTGGATCATTTGCTCTAGGATAAGTATGCTCAGTAGAATTACTATCTAATCCACAAGTGAATGTCATAGAGTTAGTAGCAATCTGAACTCTGTCATTCGTTGATAAACCATGACTTGCAGATGTAATAGTTAATACACCTGTTGATGGATTATAAGATGCAGCAGTAATATTTGCTGTTGTGGTTCCAACATCAGTAATATCAACAGCAGTAGAAACTGCTGGATATGTTGCATTACCATGAGTATGAGTGAAGGTTAATGAATCAGTATCAATTCTGATGCTCTTACCTACTATTAAGTCATGAGCACCAATTGTAAGAGTTAGAACACCAGTATTTGGATTATAAGTTGCTGCTGATACATCATTGCTAACAAGAGGTGATGCACCCACATTTACTCTAAATGTGTTTGTAGTTACATTACTAATTGTTAGATATTCATTAACCACAGGGTCAATATTTGGGCGAGGATATGTTTTATTATCAGTATTGCTATCCATCAAACAAGTAAATGTAAGTGAATTGCTTTCAAATTTGACTGCATCACCATTTACAAGTCCGTGATTTGGTATTGTAATAACCAAGTTACCTGTATTTGGGGTATATGCTGCATTAGTTACCTGACCAACAACATCAGATGGGCAGGAGAATTCCAATCCTAATAAATGAACTTGAGATCCAGATCCAGAAAGATTGTGGGGTGCATTTGTTGTAACTTGTAGAATACCAGTTTTTTCATCATACAATGAAGTGCTAATGCTAACAACTTTATCACTAAAAGTAGATACTCCTGCCAAACTTGTTATAGTTCCAGCAGCACTAACAAATGGTTTAACCTTGGAACCTACTAATGGTGCATAACCTAGACCACCCGTAGATGCAAGAGAAATTATAACACCACCTCTTGGTATTTGATTTTGATTAACATCAAATTCATTCGTAATTACATTATCAGTTCCTTCTTGCTTAATACCAGTAAAGGTTACACTTGAAATACCAGTAACCTCATCTGCGGCAAAACTATAGTTATTACCCACATTGTTGGTGGTATCTGGAGTTTGGAAGATGTCATTGATGAATACCAAATTACTTCCCGCTTCCAATCCTAAAGTATCAACACCCTCACGTTTAATTGAGAATGTTCTGCCAATTCCATTAAATTCAAGAGAAATATCATCATAAATCTTATTGCCAGAATAATCAGTCCTTAAATAAACTCTTCCATTAAAAGTTGATTTTGGTAGAGAAAGAGCACTTGCATCTAATCTATCATTATTACCTTTACCATCAGGTGCCTGAGTAAAGTGAATTTTATTTCCAACTATATTATATGCACCCTTAAAGATCCTTGCTTCAGATCCATCCTGATGATCTGTAGCAGCAGTCCCTACAAAACCTCTCTCAACTTGAATAACGGGAACTGTTCCAATTCCAGTAATTGGTCCACTATTAGTTGTTCCCAATCCAACATTTTGAATTTCCAAGAATTCATCGTCAACTCTAAGGATATCTCTAGGTTTGATTGAAGATATTCCAGAAAGGGATAGGAAAGTTACAGCTGCGCCAATTGTTCCACCACCATTATTTTGTAAATCGAATACTAGTGGAGTATAAATTAATGGGTATTGAGTAACACCATCGACAGTAATCAATGATTTTTCAAGTTTTTTCTTCATCTCCAACTTGTGGCGGTTTCCAGATCCACTATCAGTAAAAGTAAATCCAATACCACTACCACCTGCAGTTCCAGTTAACTTGAAGGTATCTTTTGTTAATCTAATAGCATAAACTCTTTCGGGCATTATATCGGTTGTAATGCCTGTTGTATGCGTTCCCCTAAAAGTAGTCGCAGTAGAAACATTTGACATCTCTACAGACCAATTTGCAGTATCTGTAAAGTAAACTCTATCGTCTCCACCATCGATATTTACCGATGCCGTAATTGAATTAATTCCAACCGCAAATACTGATCCCAATGCAGTATTATCACCAGAGAATATTCCTGCACCAACTTTAATAAGAGATGTGTTTGCAATACCACTAATTACACTAGATCCTGCACTAATAACATCACCAACAAAATAAGTATCAAAAGTACTAATACCCGTTATAGTTGTATTTGTGGGAATTCCTTCCCCAAATATAAGGGAACCTGTTGACAATCCTTCCGAATTTGCGATGCCAGTAACCGTAGAGAATCCAGTTGTTACAATATCACCGGTAAAGATTGTTCCATTAACAACAGTAGTTCCAATTCCAACAGAAGATGCAGCGATACCAATTAAAGTTGATGCTGGTGTGTAAATTAATTCTTCACCAGATTCAAAGAAATGATCAGCAATTGAGAAAACACCTGTAGATTGATTTAATATTGTAGAGGTTCCAGGATTAAAAGTTTTCTCAAAAATAGGAACTCTCTTATAATTTAAATCAAAGTCTTTTTTATCCTTTCCAAAGTCATTAATTGATCCATAGAATGCATTTGAAATACTCTCTTCTAAAGTTCCAGTTGTAAAATCCTCTGGGAAATTGAATTCATCAATATCTGCATAAATGTGTTGACTATAAGATAGTAATGATATTTCATCAGATAAAAATTCTGAATCTGGATGGAATTTGACTGTGGCAATAGAACCATCTATCTCTTGGGAGAATGTTCCAATACCAGAATTGGTTCCAACACTTATAAATGATGAATGTTGAATATTCATCCTCGTTTGATCAGCAACTACCGTTAAATTATGAACCGCTGTTGTATCACCAACAGAAACTTTAACTATTGACTTTTGACTAAACTGTTCTGTAGTATCAAATTGGAATACCGTTGATATACCAGTGATCATTTTTATCTGGGAATCAAATTTAGCAGTTCTTTCTGTTCCTGGAATTTGACCATCAACCAGATAACGGTATGTACCAACACCAACCGAGGTAGATCCAATACCAACTGTTTTAGTTTTAACTATTAAATTACTACTAGTATCGTTTTCAAATGATAATGAAATGATTCCGCCAGAAACATTCAATCCAAATGTACCTATGTTTTGTCCAGAGAATTGCTCTAATGGTGAAGTATCATAATAGAACTCTGATACGTGAGTATCTGAACCATCATAATGTCCTACCACTTCAAAGTAGTTCATTCTATTGGTATCAGTATCTAAAACTTGGGCAAAGGTGTATGTTGTATCATAATTACCAGATAATGCTCTAAACACATCAGTTTTAAATCCAACCAATCCACCACCACCAGCAGGACCTAATGAATTAGTTCTAGCATCAATTCTAACGCATCCAAATTCCGTAAATCCTGCACCAACTGTAGGGGTAAATGACTCTCTATAAACTTTAATATTGTAGTTAAAATCATTTGGATTTGCTGGGTCAAATACCAAAGTTGTATCTCCACTAGCAGCAAAATCTCCGTTAAATTCACCGAGTTTTTCATCAGTAAATAAATCAAGTTTATTTAATGTATAGGTGTTATCATAATCATTTAATACAACAATTTCACTAAATTGACTACTTCGCTTATTGTCATCAGTGACCTGAACTAAGAATCTTGAGTAGAAGTCAGTAATGGCATATTCAACTGTTTCAACAATATCATCTTTATTAAATTCAGCACTAGAAAATCTTCCACTAATATCATCAATCTGAAGAACTCTATTAGTTCTACATTCAATAAAATCAGCAAGTCTCTTATTTTTAAAGATTATAAATCTCGAAGAAGTTTCAGTTGCCTCATAATCTTGAACTAAGTCATAAGCAGGTATAGTTTCTACTCTTATATCTGATACAAGATCAATAACAGGTGAAACAAAAGAATCGGATACACCAATAGCAATATTTGCTTTTCCTATTACCTCAGTATCTGCAAAGTTTTTCATCCCTATAGGATGAACGTGCTTATTTACAAAATCT